GCGTCTGGCCCGTACTTTTTAAGGATTGCTCCTTTGTCGGTAACGAGGTCGACGCCAGATAAAACATGAGGATACCAGTACGCATCTCCAGTCGTTTTGCTTTCGTAATAATTGAAAATCGTCACTGTTTTTTCATACATGATACCCTCCTTTTTACAGTTTTAAATATTTATATCTGTTCTTCTTTGCGTATTTAATGGCTTCTTCTACGCTGTCAAAGCGTTGTCTAACATCCTCTTTCTTGGAGATTCCCTTGGCATGATAATTACCCTCATCGTCCCAGTTCGATATTACATTTCTTGTTCCAGTCATATAATAGGAATAGCCCTGTTTGTTTGGCTCGGCTTGCTTATGTATGACAACACTTCCACTTCCGAAACCGCTTGTGCCGCCTCTACCACCCATTACACTTCACCTCGTTAAATTTGTCAGAAAATGCCTTAATTCTAACAATATTACCCTTACACTCTTCCGGGACTTTTCCGTAGAAAATAATACTTTCTGGATGCAATCGTTCAATCATAGCATTATAGCCAGATAAGAATAGGCGTTTTTTGCCTAAACTGTTCATGCATCCAACCGAACTTACCGCAACCGTTCCACCCTCTGGCTCACCGTCAAAACACCAATCGTAAGAATCTGGCGTACTCCATGAGATTGCCGGAATTACATTGCAACCATATTCTTGCAGATATGCGCCAATCCAATGTTTGCGATAATGATTATAAATCTGGATAGCTTTTGGGAAATCGGTGTAGGTACTAAAATCCGGTGTTAGAACATACCGGAATTGGCTCAGCTTATCAACATATCTGTCTGGATTCCTCCATAATGCGTCAAACTGGTAATCATCCAGGAAGAAATGAACCGCTTTCCCTTCTGGATTACTGCATTTACCTCTTGCGTAATTGAATCCGACAAACTCACAGTTACCCTCGAATAATTCCGGTTCTAACTGCGGTATGCCGTATTCACCAACGCCGGGAAAGATACGGCGGTTTAGATTTTCGTAAGCTATACTCGTCTCTCGGTTTGCCATAGATTACTTCTTTCCACTTCCAAAGAACCACGAATCAAAGTTTTTCATTCTGCGCTTTCTGGCTCTGTCATAAGTGGTGGTAGTACGGCTTGTATCGTGCAAAGCACTTGTATCGCCTTTTTCAGAAGCCTTTGAAAATTTGTGCAATTCATCTCTCATGGCTGTACTGGCATTGACTAATTTTCGATGTTCTATAGCAAGTCTTTGATTTTTAAATAACGCCTCTGCACTTCCAAGTTTTGCGATTTTCCTTTTACTCTCACTCAATCTGTCATTTATATAATTCATTGTCTTTACTGCTTCACTCTTTGTCTTGATTGACTTAAAATAGCTAGTGTTTTCTGAATTAATGACCTTCTCGAGTTTATTGTCTTTCTTGACAATTTCACTTCCTCTGAGTGCGTCACTTTTCTTTGCAGAGTTGAAATATACTTTTGACATTAACTTAGAAACTGGCTTCTCGTTGTTTAATCCACTGCTTCCACCACGTCCACCCATAAAATCACTCTTTCATAATACTTTGCTTAATAACCTGATTCACGCCAGTGGCCGACAATCCATTAAACATACCGACTGCAACTGCCGTGATATAATCCGATGCCGGGAAATCTGGGATAACGCCCATTCCGACCGCTCCGAGAATCCCACCAATAACCGCCATGATCACCGGAATCCATTCATCAGAGATTCTTTTTGATGCCTTACAGCCCATTCCTACGATGTAGCAAATCATAACGATTGCTATACATGAGCCTAATGTTGTAATGTCCATTATTATCACCTCACATCAATTTAAGTTCATTGAATACTTTAAAAATTTTTGGTGACTGAATAGCAAACCAGTCAACCATTTCTTCGTTTGTAGCCCAGCTGTCAGCACTATTTGAATTAGAATCAAGTCCAGATTCCATCAGAAATGCGTGGATGATTTCGTGCCTAATAACCTGCTTCTGATAACTTTTAAGGTCTGCTTTTACTCCAATCTGTCCCTGCGATGTCTCCATGTCATCAACCACAATTTCCCGTGTTGATAAATCAGTATAGCCATCTGCATTTGTCAGACTCGGATATTGTTTCTTGTTCCCGAACTTCACGCTCCATTCAGAGCCTAAGATATCAACCTTGAAATCCTACATATAAAATCGGTATGCCATCATCCGTCCTTACTCCCATCAGAAGCGGCAAAGCCGTCTTTAAGAGTAAGTCGTTCGTTTTCTGCGCATCTCCGGCGGCGGCATATACCGCGCTCCATTCTTTTGCACTCGCCCCAATCTGTTGAGGTGTTGCGTAAGAGAAGGATTCACTGCCAGAAGATACAGATGTTACAATGCCTGTTGAGATGTTCCCGACATTTATGTCGGTTACATTTGCCGATGCCTGATTGATAGCATTCTTTTCAGCAAGCTCAATCTGATACATTAATTCAGCCAATGAACAGACCGCCTTTTTGATGCGCTTCTGTGAGCGTTCATTTTCTGGCAGTCCATCCACCAACCTGTCAAATGTCATTGTGTCCACAAAATCACTGGCTCTTTCTGCCAGCCGTGGAAAGTCGGATTCTGGCACGACATTGCCGAATGATTCTGTATAGAATTTATAATCTGCATAAGCCATGCCAGTTACCTCCTGTGTTTATGATTTTGCTGTTACGCTCGCACTTCCGGCATTCAGTGCCTTGTATGTTCCATCGCACTCAACTACTGTGATCTTCTGTCCGGTTGCCGCCTTGATGTCAGCTTTTCCGTCCCAAGAAGTCCAGTTCCTGAGGTTCTGTCCATATCCAACAGTTACTGCGTCTGTTGCAACTTTGTATTTGTATACGTTGTTGGAGTTTTCCTTAGCCGGATTTACAGTGATTTTTGTATCACCAGTTACTGTTCCTGCCGCAGATGTTACTGTCAGAGTACCAAGTGTTGGTGTCTCATCAATGGTGATTACTGCGATTGCGTCAATGTACTCCGCAAAAAGAGTAAGCCCCATAACTGCGAACGCTTCGGACACTGCTGTGTGGTAGTTGCCCTGCGTATGGAATCCGATCAGGTTTGTTTCGCCAGATACAGTGTATACAAGTCCTGCTCTTGCAAAGTCAGATTCGTTCGGGTCTACATAGTACAGAACAATGTTCTCAACAGGCGTAGCAATAACTGTTCCTCTCGGGATCTCGCTGTCGGATAACAGGAAAATAGTATTGAAGCCCATGAAATCTTTCATGTACTGGAATCCGAACTGGTTCTGAATAGAAATCTCAGCTGCTCCAAGGTATTCATATACGTCCAGAATATTGGCAAATCCAACAACGCCAGTCACATTTCTGTGCATCTGTTTGAATTTGTTCTCAACCCGACCTTTAGCCATTGCCAGAGCCATCTGAAAAGTAGTTTCTGTGGAAGTAAGTGTGCCGGTTTTCAGATAGTCATAGAATCTGCTAGTAACATCAGTCTGAAGCTGGAAAAGGAATTCATCATCAGTCATCTGAACGGCGTTCTCATAACCGTGATCCTTGATTGCTTCGATAGACACAGCCTTTGCGTACTTCTCGATAGTCATTTCCGCATAGTTCTTTTCTTTTACAACGAATTTGCTGTAAGGGATCTCCTCGCCCTCACCAACTTTTCCACTCTGTAAAGTACCCTCTGCGTATTTGGACTTGAGTACAGCACCCGGCTGTTTTTTGATAGGTCTCATGATACCCAGAATGTCACGTAAGTGCTGCCAGTTTCTTTCGAATCTGGTTACAAAGTCAATCTCACGTGCTGTGACCTGAATATCATTATTCATAATAAGATTAGCTTTTGCTGCCATATAAAAATCCTTTCTACCCATAATTATTAAGGCATTGGGTTAGTGGCTATACTCTGTCGTATAGTCGGTGTAAAAAATCACTGGAATAACTGGATGTTCTGAGCAATTGCAGCCTGTCTCTCGGACGGGTCTTTGATCGCTTCGATATCTTTCTTTGTCATGCTTCCCGGTGTCTGCTGCTGTCCAACGTGAGTGGTAAATCTTGCCTGGTTCTGCTGAGCCTGCTGCTGAGATTCATCTACAAAAGCGGATGCGTCAGACTGCTTCATCTGTTCGATCAGGTCATTTAATCCAAGGATTTTACCATCTTTCAGCTTAAGACCTGCTTCTTTAATGTCTGCCATAACAGACTTCTTTGCAGCTTCACTTGAAAATTTAACATCGTCGAGTGCCGCTTTCAGAGCATCTGAGAAATCACGGTCGTAGATTTTTGCATTGAATTCTTTCTCTGCATCTGCCGCTTTCTGTTTCCAAGTCTCTAACTCGCTTTTAATATTTGTCGGGTCGATACCATCAAAGCCTCTTAAGGTTTCCTCTGCTGTCTCAGCGCGTTCTTTCCAGTTATCGCGTTCACCCTCGACTTTCGACAGAGTTTTCGCCACTTCCTTTGTATTCTTGTAATTCTCAGAAAGTGCTTTCTTTACATCTGCCTGTTTATCCTCCGGGATTTCAATTCCAAATGATTTTAAAGTGTCAATAAGTTTCTGCATAACATCCTCCTGGTCGTGTTTATTGACCTGCCGCCGCAGGTAAATGGATTAAGCCAGTTAGACCACTGGCAAGGTAATCGGAAAGGCAGGAATCGAACCTGCGACCTCACATTTACAGTGCGATCTACCACTGAGCTACATTCCATGCCGCCTATAACGGCCAACCCTCTAAAAAAGAAACTGGGGTGAATTTCACTTCTTTCGCTATAGCGTAAATCCACCTGAGACATAGACCACCTGTATACAAACAGCTTAACTCTAAGCGGATTAAAGCGGAGCGCCCGGAATCGAACCGGAGACCAGAGTGCGACTCTGTCAGTTTTCCACTAGCGTACATTCCACATAACCCGGATTCCCGGGTTAGCAAGGTGTTTAACGTGTCATGCCTGCCACGAGTTGTTTCGGATATTTATTTCTTTTTTAAAAGAAAAGTATGAATAACAAAAACCTTAATCAAGGAGGTGAGCCATCTTGCGTGCCAGATGGCAAATACGCACGACAGGATTCGAACCTGTTCAACTTTCCGTTAAAGCGTGCGTACCAGCTACTAAATTAAAGAAAGGAGGATTAAAACGAAAATGTCAAAAACAACCGTTTTACTTGTGCTTCCTGCTGCACAATTACATTATAACAGATTTCTTTTAACTACCTCTCTACCACTTTTGTGTTTTTAGAGCATATCACGGAGTTTTTCTACGTATCTCTTGACAAGATCACGTTCTTCCCGGCACTCTGCATCCTTGGACATATCACTCATTTCTGTTGTAAGTTCGTCCAGATGTTCTTCCAATGCGGCGAGCATCTTTCTTTTGCAGTCTTCAGACTTGCCGGAACGATAGCTCTGTTTCTGTGTCATATAGTCGTCATAAGCATCTCGTCCGTCAGAGCGGCTGTAATGTCCTCTAACATAATGCTCACCACGTCTGGCATAAGAACTGCCTCGGTCATAATCCGGCATCATTCTGCCGTCATTTGCGCTGTATCTCCCCATGCTGTCGCGCTTTCTTCCGCGTTCGCTGTAATCGTCATTGTATCCGCCACGCATCTCATCAAGGACAGTGTTATAGTACTCCACTTTCTTGTCCCAGTACTGCGTGTTCTTTATGTCTTTGTACATATCAATCAGTTTGTATGTCATTTCCAGATTTCCGGTGGTCAGTCCATTGTCAGCGATTTTGGACAGCTCGTCTTCAATTCTTGCGCATAAGTCTTTAATATCTCTCATAATCACACCTCCTACGCTTCTCTAGTCACGACAATATTTGCGTTCGCAACAGATACTGCCTGGTCGCTTGTGTTCTCTACTGCGATATTAACGCAACATCCGCGAGGTACATCAATATAGATGCCCGTGGACACATTGTTATACTGGTCTACTGCTGCCGGTGTGGAAATCATCTGTGAAGAAAGAACCGGCTCACTAGAAATTGCAATAGCCAGAGAAATAGCTCCGACAGTATTGTGTTGATTCCATTAAATCCGGTAAGCATACCGTTATTCATGGCATAGAAGCCATCACACAGGCCGCTATTGATTCCGTCAAGTTTGCTGATTACTGCGGAATTGTCAAATCCTCTCTGAATATCCGCCTGAGTAGCTGCCGTGGCTGCATATCCGCCGCCATTGCCGTTATTGCCCCATCCGTTGTTTCCCCATCCGAAGAAAGCAAAAATGAATAAAACAATAATCCACCAGCTACCATCTCCGCCAAACATGCCGTCATTATTTCTACCATTTCCAGTAGCAGCGGCAATATCTGCTAAACTATAATTTCCATCCATAATAAAAACTCCTTTTTTGTATTTACATCAATCTGGCCAGATTGCAATGTACTATTTCATTCTTTTCAACATATGTTGGAATTGTCCTGCCATCTGTTGGACCTGATTAAGTTGCTGCTGAGAAATCCGTCCAGACTGTAGCATCTTCTCAACTTCTGCTTTCGGGTCCCCCTTAAAATTCTGCCTAAACTGCATAAACTGCTGTATCATCTGCATTGGTCCATTTCCCTGCGGCATCCCACCGCCAAGTGCGTTAAATAATGGATTACTCATCTGCATTTCCTCCCTTGGTCGCTGATTCCTGTACGGTATTAGCCCTAACAGGTTCAGAAAATGAATTTAATCGGTTTGCTATAGCGTCACATTTGGCCTTTAAATCGTCATATTCCTGTCTGGTGACATATTTATTGTCCATGTTCTGAGCAGGCTGTTTAGGTGGCATCTGAGTGCCTATTTCATGGTATTCAAATGTCCGTAATGGCTGTGGCATACCAGAAACGTCTGTGGATTTTATGTAGAACTTTTCGCTTTCACTGTCCATCAGCAGGACGCTTGTGCCGGGTGCTACCAGATAGGATTTTGCACCAACTTCGCCAGATACCCACAGGATGCCATTGTTGTTCTGTTGGGGTTGCTGTACTGGTTGAGCTGACATCTGGACAGGCTGCTGCTGGAACTGATTCATCTGTCCCGGAACGCCGAAGCTATATTGATAAGGATTGTTATATAATGCCATCTTATGCACCGCCTTTCTGATTATATTTTTGCATAAAAAAGAACCGGAAACAGTTCGTTTCTGGCTCTAATTAGTGTCTAAAAAGTATCAGCACACTTTAATTATTTTATTGTTCACCCTCCGGCTTAACCGCTTCGCCGTGGATATACTCACGTTCATCTGTTCAGCGCAGTATTCGAGTGTATATTCCTTACATCTCAGCCGGAACAGCATTTCTTCATCCGGTGTAAAATTACACTCTATTAAGAATATGTCTATGTCTTTCTTTGTGAATACATATAATTTCATGAGCATACCTCTTATTAATGCAATTAGCGCTGATTCTGTGCAAGATAATTTGTAAGCTTCTGTTTTGTTTTTTTTAATTCTTCGACGTTATTTCCACTAATCTGACTGTCCAACATGGTTGATAACACTTCCAGAATTAATGAATCTCGTTCTGCGATTCTCCGAAGGCTCTCGTAATCTCGTTTGTCATGTTCTTCCAGTGTCTCTACTCGTTTATTAAGTCGGAATGCCGGTGTAATCCACTTAAAGATTACAGCTGCCGCCCCTCCTATGATAGAAATGCCACCACAAATTGATAGAATTGTTTGTATTGCTTCAATAATATGCATATTGATATACCTCTTTAATATTTCATTGATTTGTGATATAATATTTGTGTACGGATAGGGTAGCTCCCGAAAGTCTCATGTCCTAGAGATTTCCGTACATTTATCAATAGGACACGCACACTGAAAGGACAGGTGTTATTTTTATGCAAGAAATTTGGAAAGATGTTGTCGGTTATGAAGGATTATACAAAATAAGCAATCTTGGCAATATTATTAGTGCAAGGAGAAATTACAATAAAGGATGCAAGTATTTGACTCCTTTTGAAAACGATGGTTACGATAGAGTAACACTTGTTGTTAATTACAAACGTAAGAACTATCTCGTTCACCGCCTTGTTGCAGAGGCATTTATTCCGAACGTGGAACAAAAAGAAGTAGTGAATCATATTGACGGGAACAAGAAAAACAATACTGTTGATAATCTTGAATGGGTCACGAAACAAGAAAACACTTTTCATGCAATAAATACAGGATTGCGCTCCGCTTCTGTCCCTCCTCATGGAAATTATAAGAGAGGAAACAGTCCAAGAGCAAAAGTTGTTTATCAATATGACTTAAACAATCATTTTATCGCTGAGTGGAGTTGCGCAGAAGATGCCGCAGACCACGTAAACGGTCGAAAAGATAGCATCAGTCGTTGCTGTCGTGGTGAACGTCGAACTCACAAAGGTTTTGTGTGGAAATACAATAAAACATAATAGTGGATATTTATCCATTTTTTTCCCAATAATAAATCGGTATTTCGTTTCCGCTATTCCATGTATCGAAATATTTGCCTTCTTGCACTGTCACCACATGACCATCTATACAGAGAATGTATGTGCCTGTTGGATGATCTGCGCAAAAGTCATTGACTGTATAAATATATCGCTCCGACTGTTCAATCAGTTTTCGCCTGTATCCATGCTTATAGAGGTACGCTCCCCAGACATAATTTGCGCTCGGCATATCTGACAGAGTACATGCCTGTATCATTAATCCGGCGAATACTGTTTCCCAGTCGAAGCCAGTTGCTTTACATATTGCCCGGACAACGCAATCTCCTGTTCTCTTATCCTTAACAGGATTTGGATTGAAATATTCCCATCTATCCATCAGTCAATCCCCTTTGCTGTTTTATATCTCTTTGCCGCTCCTCTGGCTTTTGCGGCGTTCTGACGGTTCCACTTCGCAATCATAAGGCGGTCTTGCAGTTCCCTCAGGCCATTCTGTTTGCAGTAATCTTTGTATGCAGCATTTTGTTTCTGTAAGAGATAAGACTTCCGGTCAAGGTCTTGTTGGAGTGCAAATCTTGCCTGTTCGTCCTTGCAGTTATTAACCGCCGCTTGCATTCCGAGAACTTCTCTCTTCGTTTTGCGGATTCTCCGTTCATAAGTACGTTGCCGCTGTTCTTTTTCGTACTGTTTACCTTTGTCGGCTTTGTCCTGCGCTGATAATTCCGCATAGGGATTCGGCATTCCTTCCACCCAAACCGAAAAATGATGCCTGCAATTTACTCCACATATTCCATCGGCTTCGCCATAATGACAATTTTCAATAAAATCAGGATAAGTATGTTTTTTATTCATAAATAGCCACCCCATAATTACTCAATATTTGTATATCCCCAATATTTTAATTCCATTTGTTTCCTTGCCATCACTGCTTCTTCTTTGGTTTTAAAAACTCGATCTTCTACGCGTTTTCCGCCTACAGAAATATAAGCTCTCCATTTTGAATGATTATTGTCAAATAAAACTCCCTTTATACCACTTTTATTGTTCTTGTTTAATGTTGTGGGATTTTTTATGTTTTCTACAATTTCGTCAAAAGTCCATCCATGATTAAGCCTTTTTCTTATATATTCACGATGAACGCCAAAGAAATGTTCCCATTCACCTACGGTTTTTGTATCTCCTTGGTATTTAATTTTCCAACTGCTTTGTTTGTTGTTGTTTTGCCATTCTAATGGCACCCACCGACAATTATCAGGAGAATACCCTTTATTAACATCTATCCTGTCTATTGTAAGTTCTTTTTCGTACCCGCTTGTGTAAGCCCATAATAAAAAAGGTTTGAATTCTTTCCATTCATCACATACTGTTATTCCTCTATCAAAATACGCCACTTTGTTATGAGGCTGTGCCTTTTCAGATGTTCTTATTTTCATGCCTGCCCATATTTTGTATAATCGAGTTTCTGCCATTCCGTGAGAATATCTGTAGGATTTCCCTGAAAGTGGTTTTTCTTTTTTACCATTTTTAATACAAAATTCTTCAAAAGTCATTGTGCTTTCTCCTTTCAACTGCATTTATCTACATTCAATTATATCATTATTTTATTTTAATTGCAAGTAGTTGAAAGTTATGATAAACTTTAGTATGAAAGGAGTTGAATAAAATGTCAAATAACAGAGGTTTAAAAAACCGTGTAGCAATATCAAATGCTATTGATCGTGAAATTTATGAAAAATTAAAATCGTATTCTGATGATACTGGAATACCTATCAGCAAAATACTCGATAAAGCAATTTCATTGTATCTCGATTCTGTTAAAGATAAGGCTTGATTTCTTTTAATTTTTCCCAGTCTATAGAGAATACCTGCCCTTGCCACACTTCATGGCTTGGGCGGCTTCCTATATGCGCCGATGTCAGCACTAAGCCATATCCCATTTCTTTCATTCTTGCCAACTGAATATCAGCGCACGCCTGTGCCACGCCAGTTCTGACAGAGCGTGCAACCGCTGTTTCAATTGTATCTTTTCTGCCGGATGGATATGTTACCGTAACGCCATTGCTTACAACATTGTTAACTGCTTCTCTAATCGCTTGCGTATATCCAACTGCCCCAGTCATCACATGATTGTATGCAAGGTCACACTGGTTGATATACAACGCCTGAGCAGCACTTGCAGTTGTTCTCGTGAAGTTCTTCCACTCGCCCATGGTTGCAAGCATATTTCGCTCCATGAGTCTTATCATAGCTGGCGACTGTTCGAGCGGTACAGGGCTTAATCCTGCCGCCTTGTATATCTTATCATCATAATCGAGGGCAGTGATTCCGGCATCTTCAAACGCCTCTTTTAGTTCTTCCTGCTGCCGCTTGGTATATTTAGACAGCTCTGCCAGAATGTCTTCTAACAGTTCACCAGATTCCTGTAGTGTTCTGATTCTCCACGCATCGGCATTGGTCAGAATATAATCCTCACCTCTTCCGATTCTTGCCATCATTCGAGATACAATCTCAGATATAATATACTGGTGTAACTCCTCAGCAATCTGTTCACTGCCTTCTGTGATTCTGCGCAAGTACTCTGGACTAAGCATATATTATTCCTCATCGCCGAACAAAGTCGGTTCGTCTGGCTGAGCTTCTTTGACCATTGCTTTCGCTTCTTCTAACACTTTTACTGCTTCGGGTAATGTTTTATATGATCCAAAGTAATATCTCTTCTTGTTTCTTCTAATTTGCACTCTATACACTCCCTCACTATAATAAATGCCCTTATACCCTGTCTTATTGTCTTTTCTTAGTCTCTGGTTTAGACATTGGGTTTCGTTGTCAGCCCAGCGGCAGTTATCTGGTTCGTAGTTTCCATTTACGTCTATCCTGTCGATAGACAAACCCTCTTTATATCCATTTTTTATAGCCCAGTCAAAGAACTTTTTCGGATCATTTAACCATTCCGTGCAGATTTTTATTCCTCTTCCTCCATACTTTTCATAGTTCTTATTTTTGGGATTATTACATCTCTGCTTCATTCCCTCAAAAACATTTCCAAGTTTTGTACGAGAATATCCGTGGGTTTTCACCGCCGATTCTTTTTCGTAGTTATAACAGCCACAGCTTACAGTACTTCCATTTCTTAAATCTCCATGTCTAACGATTGTGATATTTTCACAATCACATTTGCACTTCCATCTCCGAATCATTTTTCCTGTTTTGCTATAAATTGGTTCGGCTTCTTCCACAACTACAAGTTTTCCATACCTTTCGCCCTCAAGATGCAATCTTATCTGATTCTTCATATTACGTTCTCCTTTTATACGTATATACTTATTTACGTATATTATAGCATATTTTATTCTTTACGTCTATACGTATTTATGGTATATTCATATTAAAGGAGGTGTCATAATGAGTAAAATTAAATTTACGACTACTATAGACGAAAATTTATTGGAACAAATTAAAATTCTTGCAATTAAAGAAAAGTGTTCCGTAGCATCTATTCTCGAAAAATTAATATCTGATTATTTAAAATCTAATTCAGAGGGAAAATAAATCCCTCTTTTTTATTCATCATCAAATAATCCTTTTGATTGTGTATTTTCTGCTTCTTTTGTCATTGATACCGCCTCATCTTTCGTCATTCCTTCAAATTTTACGAAATACAACCATGCCGGAACCTTGCCAGTAGTCACATACTGCCACCACCTTGCACGATCGTTTTCACGCACATACAGGATATCTCCGAAATCATAATTGACTTCATAAGTTCCGACGGGGGCAAGCCCGTACAGGTCAGCGTAAACGTTCAATGCGTAGATTACTTCATCCAGACAGGATTCCAGTTTGTCCCGCACGTCTTTAATAAACTGCACTGTCCTCTGCTGTTCCGCTTCTACTCCTGTAGCTGTCTGAATGCCGCTAGATTCGTTGAAAACAAAGTAGCCATTAGAGAATCCAATCTTGTACCCTAACTGGCTTAAAAGGGCATTTATGCCGGCTATACGGGTATCTGTGTTGAGCTGTGGATTGATTTCTTGATAGAACTCTTTCTCGAGCTGTCCGAATACATTCTTGACAAAGTGCGGTAAGTTCATCTCATTACGTCTGTTCTCCATACCCTGTGGCGACATGACTGCTACAGGTGTACCGCTTGGCATCAGCAGTCTATCATCTGCCAGAACAATCTTCTGCGAATCAAATATCTCTCCGGCATTACGGCTGTATGCAATGTCGAGATCTTTCAGCTCTTCAATTGCTTCTGCAAATATCGGTAAGCCAAGCGGTGTACTGATATCCACATTGTTCGCTTGCGGCGTCCGCAGTACTCCGTACAGAGGCCCGTCCAGCTTCTCTCCATTTGCCTTGAGAATCGGCGGCGTATCTGCCATAAGGTCAGCCCATTTGGTCTGTTTAAGGTCAATCTTATCACCGATTGACTGAGGGGATTTTGACACATAGGCTCTATTAGAAACGTAGTACGGATAGGTCGTCACGCCATCCACGGTAGTCTCAACAAATCTATGATATTCAAGCCGTGTATAGTATTTCCGTCCAACAGTATAAGAATCCTTGAATATGATTCCCTTAATTTCCTGATTATCATAGTCCACGATCATCACATCTGCCGGAGTAAATACGTCAATGCTTTCACCATTTGGCTTAATAAATACTGTTCCATAAGCACAGCCATATTCTACCCAGTGACGGATTTGAAAATATACCTTGTCGATCTGTTCCTGTAGCCACGTAGCCCTTGCAGAACCGTCTATCTGAATGCCGATCGCCAGCGTTGCGAGCCGAGCTGTTTCTGAGCAGACAGATTTAGCAAAATTGATCGTCTTGATATTATTCTTATCATCCAGCCATTCCGGCGTACCTCTGTAAATGTTCGCACACCGGTTAATCAGCGATTCCATCTCTGGAAATTCTGCTGCCTGAATGTTGAAGTCCTCTTCGGCTTGTTTTTTGAATATCATATTAAACCACCTTTTTAGTGTTGTTATAAGTCCCATTATGCACTGTAACCTCTCCTGTTAAACAACGGCTCATAAGCATATCTAAGTGCCGAGATTGCATGATCATCTCCGTCAGGATAACCACTTATTACATTTCCCTCTTTGTCCCGATCGTACTCATATTCTGTGATTTCTTTATATGCGTTCGGTGTTCGCTTCGGGTCAATGACTATAGTCTTTGTCTGTAAGAATTTGAAACCATACTCGATACTTCCCGGTCCTTTGATTGCTCCTCTTGCAGGAAGTCCGGCATCCCGGAAGTCATTCACAGACTTAGGTTCCGCAGAATCACATATCATTGTGTAATCGTCATAGCCTTTTTTCTTGATCCAATCAGCAGTCTTAGAGTTGCTCCATTTATTTACATACAGCTCGTCAATCAGATATATCTTCTCTCTGGCAGAATCATAATAAGTTCGGAGATAGCAGAAGGCATCCGGGTACCATCCATAATCTACACCAGCGAAAATGCGGTCCATGTGGCTGATCTCTTCGTCTGTAATATCTCTGATTTCCAGATACTCAAATACGTTTCCGCCGTCACCATTCGGGACACCCAGGTATTCATGTTCATAGGCTTCTGGATTGATTTCTTTCAGATGTGCTGCATCGTCAATAAACTTCTGTCCGAGCCACTCCGCCGGAGCTTCCAGATAACTCGAATGATGGATAACTCTTTTTGGGTTAGGCATGAGCTTAATCCTGTTTACCCAGTTTGATTTTGATTTTGGTGGGTTATACGATGAAAAATCATAGGACTCGTCGCCACCACGAAGCACTGACTGATTAACAGAACGTTCCTGAGCATCTCCCTTCATTTGATCTTTTTCCTCTTTCCAGAGGATTCCAATGTAGCCAAATTCCGGCTTAATGGATTTCAGCTTGGTTTCATCGTCCAGACCACGGAAGTATATTGTCTGCCCCGTCTTAATATATTTGATTTCAAGCGGCGACACCTTACATTCAAATTCTTCCATCAGTCCAAGTTCGTTGATAGCCCATTTCATGTTAGCATATACGGAATCTTTCAGAGTACCGGCCACCTGTCTTGTAATGCAGGCGTGCATCTGAGGATTGTTCTTAATAAGTTCAACAATCTTAAAAGCTACGAATGAAGATTTCAGACCGCCTCGACCACCCTCGAATACATATTCGATATTAGGCTTAATCTGTCGGTTAATATCCACGAATGCCTTGCCGAGCACTCTGGCAGGAAGTTCGTATTTGCTTTCGTCTGATTTTGATACAGCTACCAACTGTTCCCATTTGTCTACTGCCTGCATATTTCCTTTAATAGCTTTATCGTATACGGCAGCTACAATACAGGCATTGTTATTTGCATCCTCATCAGATATTCCCATTTTTGTGAGTTTCTTCTTTGCAGCAGTCGGAGCAGGGTTCTCAGCTATCATTTTTGCTAATTCAGAAAGGGTCTTTTTTTGACGGCGCACTTCTCCCGACTTAATACCGCCTTTTTTTGTTATTTCTCGGAGTTCGCTCGGAGTTCGTTCAGAATTTGGTATTAAATTTTTCTCATTTGCCATCCTATCAACATCCAATCATATCCTTTCTGAATTCAAAAAAGTCCCCAGTATAGCAGTTATATACAAATATAATACCACACTGGGGAGATTTAGCTCTCTACCACTTTTATAAATTTTTAAGTTTTTTTAAAGTCTGCCAATCAATTTGGCCAGATGATAGTATTCCGCCATGACCTTGCGTTTGTAGCCATAAAAGTCATTTTCTGTTGCAGGAACCGTCCTGATCTTCTCCATTGTCCGATAGCCGATGCTGTTCACGATGCTGTCATAGATTTGTGATTCGATTCCGGGTGCATATTTGATAGATACCTGCAGCAGATTGTATTTATCGCTTTCGCTAAGATTCCGCAAGTGACTTTGTAATGTCGGTATATCATCCGGCGGCACTCCATAATCAGTTAGTGTAGCTTTTCTAAGATTCATTTACTTCACCTTCTTCATTTAAGTTCCAGTCACATGGCATGCCCCGAAAACATTCTGGACAGTGTTCGTAGAATCCGCAGCCTTTGCAATCCACTGGCTGCCCAGTACAATATTGCTGCAATACGCGGTATGCTGATATAGCAAGGTTTGGCGTTATGTCTGGTGTGGGTTTGTTATTCATGTTTCATCTCCTCCAACTTATTCTCAGCTTCTTCACGAGTGAGGAATACGTTTTTACCAAGCTCACTCATTGGAAAAGCTACTGCTATTGAACCACTATAATTTTCATAGTAAAATATAATTTGATCTTCTATATCTGGCTCAACATAACTATCGCAATATCCATATGAAAATGCTTTTATTTCATACGGTTCCGGATATCCAAAATCGTTATCCCATACCGTATCTCCAACCTTACACGGCAATCTCACAAGCAAGCCCTGTTCTTCTAAGTTTCTCCACGCTCTAATTTCTTTTGCCATTTCTGCTTTAGACATTTTTAAAGGCTTAAATTTGGGCTTTAATAATTCTTCTCCCGTCCATCCACTATTGATTCTGCCTGTAAAAGCATTTTGTGAAATTCCAATTTGTCTTGCCCATTCAGAAGTTGTTTTTGTTACCCCGTTTATCGTTACATAATTATTATTTCTTCTATTGTTCGCCTGTTCTTCTGGTGTTGCCCACCGACAATTACTAGGTTCGTAATTTCCATTTACGTCTATTCGATCAATGCTGCGCCCTTCTTCCCATCCATTTTCAACTGCCCATTTTTGGAAATTGCCATGTCCTTCTTTTTTATCCATCCACTCGTCACAAACTTTAATGCCACGTCCACCATAATCTTTATAAAATTTTTCTTCTGGATTATAGCAACGTCTTTTCATATCACAAAGCTTTTGTTGTAAAATATGTCGTTGCTTTTCTGTTAATCTCTCCATCTACTCCACCTCTTATCGCTTACTTTTTATCGCTCGTTTTCATCGCTTGTTTCTGTAATTTTTCTCAAGCAGGCATTCCAACCAACCGCAATAATATCTTTTTGTGATTCTACATTGTCATTCGGAACGATATACTCCTTTTTCTCCGGCAGTGGCTTCAACGGACACCATTCGGGTCTTGATTTACTTTCAAAGCCGTAGTATTCTTCTGTTAGCAACGTCATGATTTTTCCTAAATGTTCAGCTAATTCACAATTCCCCTTATAGATATAAATATCGTAATATTCAGTTCCAAATGGACAGTTGTAACAGCTTTTTGGTGTATCAATCACTAATACTGATTTACTCATTCACTTCACTTCCTCTCAGCATCAGGCTCAAAGTGTTATATCCCGGACAAGTTCTGACCCCATTCTTGGTATCTCTTAGCAGGACACAGTACGGATATAATGCCATGACTTCATAAACGTGTTCTGTGACGTCCTCGCCGTGCTGGACAATGTATTTGAAGCACTTTCCCGGCCTAAGAAAATATCTTGCGCATACATACGCTTTTGTTCCGAATATTGTACTTGCACTGCTCATTCAACTCTCCCCATCCTTCACGATTTTGATTGCAACTTCAAACGCATCAGTTTCACCCTCGAAATACTCCGATGCTTTCTGTAATGCAGCAGTTCTTGCCTTTTTTGTTTTCAACTGCTCCACAACCTTGTCCACATCAAAAGCTGTTTTACTTTCTTCTACTGATAAAATCCATGCACATTTATCCATGTGATCAACACATCTGTTTTTGCCACAGTTTTCTTCACAAAATCGTTCTTTCAATTCTTCTGCATCTATTAATCTACCCATTCAATTCCCACCGCCTTTCACAATTTCAACTGCTTCATTCAGACATTGAGCTGTATACCAATCGTCACCCGATTCTGAAACTTTATTTTCGATTAACATTTCCAACCGTTGAACAACTTCATCTACATCAAAAACTGTTGGTTGTCTATTAATACAGTCAATAAACTCTTTTTGGTCGGAACTAATACTATTTCCAATTTCCCAGATTTTAATATATTCAATTAAATCGTCTGCATCAATCAGTCTGCTCATCTCTCATCCTCCTTTACATAATCTTCGCACTCCTCCGCATATTCATAACTATCCATCATGTCGCACCGATTATCGCAACCGTCTTGTTTTTTCACAGCAGATACAGCATTCTGTTTCATCGTCCGGACAGGTTAATTTACATTTTCCCATTAATCCAATCACCCTCCTTTTCAAAATACTTATATCTGCTACTGATTTTTACTGGCTTTGTTGTGTCTACTCCATATTTCACTTCGAGCATAAGACGATATTTTCCGAATGACTTCACGGGCACTTTGAATCTTGTGAATGTCTTGCCATCTTTCTTAAAAAGTGACATATCCATGTTTAGTCCTCCTTATATGGTTTTGGCAAGTACATCCATGCAATAACTTCACCACCTATACATTCTCCATTCCATTCACCATAGTCATTAATGGACGCTGTCTTTAACCATTTTCCGTACATTCCACAAAAACCACTATATTTAACAGTTGCAATTACATCTTTATGCTTCTCCGGCAATCTCTCACTGACCGGAATCCAGTCAGTAGATAACCGCTCAATAACTTTCTTCTGCTCATCTTCCGATTTACAGTGTATTACAATGTCGTAGGTATCATCGTATGCACTAAATGTGCCGTCTTCGTTCTGTACAAATTCCATTACATCACTCATACTTCCACCTCACTATCCTCTGGCATCTGGAATATCATTTTTTTCATAAAATCTTTTCTAATAGTTTTTGCAATTGATGTATTATCTTTTCCCCTCTGAGATTCACTAGCCGATTTGCAGACATCAGGAAGAAGAATTTCATTTAATTTTGCATCTACATATGCATCCTGAATCATGTCCAGTACTTTCATAGCTTTTTCTCTGGTGGAATATTCTCCGAGTAAATAACTGCATCCAGTGATATATGATGTTACAACTGTTTTTGTAGTCCCTTCTGCAATTTCGATACCAGCTGATACATTAAAATTAACTAATATCTCTTTATCCTGACTTCTGATTAACATTTTGCGTCCTCCTTATCGTTCGCTCTTTTATTCCATGCTTCTATTGCATATTCGGGATTGTTATAATGTCCTGTACCGCAAAGACAGTTACCGCATTTTACAAGATACTGAGCATTACCTAAATATCCAATTTCATCATCGGTAAAAATTTGCGCCTCTTCTCCGCAAAACGGACAAGGTTTTAATTTATCCATTACGTCCTCACTTTCCATAACCTTTCAGAATTTCTGCAACTGCATTAATGTGTTCTGATAATGCGTCTAAATCTTCGTCTTTAATTACTCTCAGCCCACGGCTCGACTTAAAATCTTCAATGGCATATACACCATCTCTGATCTCCTTGAATTTCTTTGCCATTTCACTTTCTTTTATGGCTTCGGAATCATATTTATAAAATGTCTCATATTTATCGTGTTCTCCGAACTTGTCGGTTTCGATTTTGGTTCGTTTAGGAGTTATGCGAATGATCTTTGCCGGATACACCATGACGTGTCTAAAACTTATTCCCCATCCACACCGTACTTCCCTTGCAACTCCAACCACATCTCCGACTTTTAAATCATCTTTATTTATCGGGTTTAATTTTGCTATTACCATCCTCTTGTTATCCTCACTTTCCTCATGTAAGCAACTGGCACGCTATTGCGCAGTCATCCATGATTAATTTATCCAAATGCTACCTGTCCGTTATTCTGCAAATAAATCACCAGCGCAGCTTTACGCTCCATATCTCTTAATTAACTCCTTATAATCATCACAAATCTGAATGTGATGCTTCTTTTCCAAATCATCAACCATTTCAGACAATGATGTTTTCCCAGAATTAATATCATTGATGTAGTTATTAATTCTTTTTACGGACTTCATGTAGCGTTTCCATCCCCATCCATGCAATTCGTGCATTACATAGAACAAAATCACAAAATTCAGCACGTCAGACCAGTTCTTTCCATCCTCGAACCCATCATCAAAGGCTTTCATCTCCATCTCTTTTAATTCTTTCTGGCAGTTCTGGATAGACTGCGCAAACATATGAGCCTGCTGATTCGTATACGGAATGAATGCTTTCTTTTTCTGCTTGATTTTTAACTTTCCCATCCAACAGCCCTCCTTATGTTTTCTGTTAAAGCATCAAACTGTTTTAACATCTTCCGACATCCGTTTCTGGTCACCTGCATATCTTCGGCAGAGTCATCTATCCAATATTTGCCGTCAATCAGATAGCTGTTATCCAAGAATGTACGGAATCTGTATTTTGTAAGTCCGAATTTATTCATAATTTCTCTTTGCGTCAAGGGCTCTACAAATTCACCATCTGCTGTAACAATGTCATAAAGTTTCATTTTATCTCCTTGTTTATCTTTCTTATTCCGTACCCAACCGGAGTATATGCTCTGTCAGTGCTGGGGTGGTTCGTTTTGAGCAGGTCATCATCAATCAACTGATTGACATGCTTCCAGACCGTAGCTCTCCCGGCATCCACTCTTTCAGAAATCTCTGTAATCGACGGTGCATATCCAACCAGTTTGATATAACTGACGATATACATATATATTTCTTTTCTGAGAGCCTGTCCCTGCTCATATCTGTTCTTTGTGTTGTGCATTCTTTATCAATCCTCTCTGTTTAGAATCTAATAGCTTATTAAAAGCAACTAGACAATTCTTAATAAACTGTTTATCATTATTATCAGGGCACATTTCCGCATACTCTCCAAGTTCTATCAGACGATCAGTGGCCTGCCTGGAATATTCGTCTGTAAGTTCAACTAAATAGAAATCTTTTATAGCTTTCCAGAATTCAGTCATGAATTTTTGAATATACGGAATATCCTTTGCTTCTACTTTTATTTTTACCGTCTCCTTTGAATATTGTATACAATATACTGTATACGCTCTATTTAATTTTATTTTATAAATATAATATATTTATATTATTTTAATATAAAGTAACCCACAGTAACCGAGATGTAACCGTACTAATTCGTGTAAACCATTGATTTTACAGGTAGGTAACCGAGTAACCGAGTAACCCTGACTTTCTCATATAGGGAAACTTTTATACTCAATATGCACATATAAATACTCATATATATATATGCAGAATCAAAGGTTACCTAGGTTACCCGGTTACCTTTTGGACGAATTGTTTATCAATCAAACACAATATCGTCCGTAATCTCAAAATTATCATTGCAATTCACGAATCCTTTTGGAATTTCGTCTACAATTTTCAAGAACACGCATTTAGTGACAATTCCATCCAGTTTCTTCGCCTTGGTCGGATAACCTCTGCTGTCGGTTTCCACAAGCCCCTTCTTAACAGCCCATGACAAGAATGCCTTTCTGGAGAATCTTCCAATTTTGCACAGATCATCAAACGCTGCGCTATAAATTATTGCGGTTGATGTCTTCTCTACCGGATCATTGTCAATAATTCCCCATCTTTCTGTTTTGATATCTGGGTTATCATCGAACTTAATTCCGTTCATAGCAATCTTGTCAACCACGAACCAGTAAGCGCGTTCATTTTCAGACACCATTTCTTTCTCTGTCAGGAGACTCTTTGCAGTTTCAATGTCAATGTACTGACCATCATGGAATAGCTGATCTGTTGCAATCTTATCTGCTGCCAGAATGATACTCATAGATATACTCTGCTTCTGCATCTTGTCATCGTCCTGTATAAGCCCCTGATAGTGCTTTTGCAGGGCTTTTATATCATCAATGGACATTTCCTTGACTGCGTTCACAAAGTCGATTCCTGCATATCCGTAGTTCTTTTTAAGAGTATCTGCGGTAAGCTGTGGATCATCAAATATCTTTTCAGAACACTCGACCTCAATAATTCGGTTAATTGCTCCGCCTTGGCTGACGTATCCAGCAAGCGGACGCTCACCATTGGTCAGAATGCAGTTCTGCCAGCGGTTCTCCCGGCTCACGCCCAGTTCTTTATTAGAACGGCTTTTTCCTTTTCCTGAGCACAAATCGTATACAATCCCTTCAAAGTTATCCCTGATCTTGGCAGATACCTTGGAAGTATCATCCAGAATTAGTGGAAGATTGTTGAGCATATCGGACTTTGCTTCCAGAGCCACATCTGTTGTCTTGAAGTCTCCTATGTACCTTGATTCGCCTGGATTTGCCCATACGGAAGCTCCTAACATAAGCGTCACAGTCTTGCCACCCTCAGTTTCTCCCCAGAGGTCTACGAAAAATGGAAGGGCACCGACCAGTTTGATTAGAATACTAGCGAAACTTGCAGCCAGCATGATTTTCGGCTCTATTCTTCCAGTAGCGCGAACCTTCTTCACGTGTTCATACCATTCTGTTCTGCTGCCACCTACGCTGATGCTTTCGTATAGTTGTCGGAACCTCATATCTCCATCGAATACAATATCCTTGTCATAGGGAAGAAAATAATCCCTGATCCACCCGATTTTGCTTGATGAATACTGAATGTTGATATAATCGTCATTTGCATTCTCAACGTCTGACAGATACCGCACAAGAAACTTCGCATTCTCAGATGTTACTGAAATTCCAAGCGCAGATAAGCCAACGATTTTAGTGGATGATGCAACCATGGTTTTCGGTACTATAACCTCGGACCATTTGTTGTTTCTCTTATAGATTAGCTTTATTTGTTCTTCTCCAGTCTCCAGATTCTTCATTCGTTCAATCGGAAGAATAGGATGATAGCAAGCTATAATATCCGGCGATCCTGGATTAGTATTTGATATTCTAATCCCATCATCATCTGCTACCCAGTTAAGACACTTCATTCTGTCATATTCACAATCAGAGAAGTTAGTCCACTGGTCCAGCATAGACACTGTTCTATTGTTTTTCTCTTTTTCGATTATCTGCTTCTGTACTTTTGTGTAAGCCTTCAGCAAATCTTCGAATTTTTTCTTTACGCCAAGCTCCTTGGCTCTATCCAGAAGAGTCAGCGTAAGACGCGCCTTGTATATCTCGTCTTCCTGACTGAATATCTCGTCAAACACTTCTTCGTCCAGAATGGAATCCTTCGTGAGCTTGTTTATCATTTCCACTTTTAATCACCTTCTTCCAGCCCTGTTATGAATCCATGGTGATATAGTTCAAGTTGTAACCTGTTCCACGCCTCACACCATCCGTCAGACAATGGTTTCACCCTGTCAAGGATAGCCCGGTAGAAATCTATATCAGACAAGCATTCTTGCAACTCGGCCTTTTTCTTCCATTCTTCCTTTTGCCTCATTTCCATCTGCTTCTGATGGTGATATATTGCCATTCTGGAAGAAAAATCTGGTTTCTGGTAAGTTCCTCCAAGTATGGTAAAAGCTGTCTTAAAATCGCAATTATCCATGCTCTGAACGAATGTAAATATGTCGCCTGTTGCACCACAACCAAAGCAATAATAGCTGTCTTTGTAGATTTTCATGGATGCAGTACGGTCACCACTATGAAAAGGGCACTTTATAAATCCTGCTCTGTTTGGAACCATGCCATATCTGTTCAGAACGTCCCTCATGCTATTCTGCTGTTTAATTGTTTCTTTATCCATTTGACAGAATCTCCAAAATTCTTTTGCCGGTGTCTTTCTTGTCGCAAAACAGAAATTCAACACCATACTTGCGCTGCATCGTGCAGAGAATCTTATATAGGACATCTCCATGCATAACTTTCTGTTCCTGATCTACCCAGACGCCATTCTTTTTAACTTTTTTCTTTGCCCGGGGATTCTCCCACCAGAGAACATCATCCAGTTTTTCAATTCCTTTTCCGTGCTCGCACAGGAACACAAGTTTTATTCCTGCTTCGTTTGCCCGGATAATTTCAGCACGGAATCTTTCATGCTGCTGGCACACATTTCCGCATAATTCAGAGAGATTTTGCTTTCGGTCAACAACCAGTCGAGGGTTGTCGTAATTCATGTAATCTCCGACGTAAAGCTTTGACACGAACCATTTTTCTCCTGCTACATCAAATGCTTTCTTAATGCCATCAATAACCTTCTGATGTTCCCTACTGTCAATTTGTATCATGCGAACGGAAACTCCTCGTCAATTTCATCTGGAATATTCATAAAACCATCCGGGTCTGTTCCTGGACGCGGTGTCTTTGACTTCTGCTGGTTCTGATTAGAACCTTTACTTTCGCCAAACTCAATTTCTTCCACGACAATGTCTGTCGTGTATACCTTCTGCCCATCACGATTGATGTAGCTACCGGTCTGAATTCTCCCGGATAAATCTGCTTTCGTTCCTTTAGAAAAATATTTCTCGATAAATTCTGCCGACTTTCCGAAAGCGATACAATTCAAAAAATCTGCTTTCTGATCGGAACCCTCTTTCACAAATCTTCTGTTTACCGCAATAGAAAATCTTGCAATAGATGTTCCATCATTGGTGTACTTGATTTCTGGATCACGTGTAAATCTTCCTGTAAGAATTACTTTATTCATGCCGTTACTCCTTTTTCCGTATGCTGTTTATCATAGTCAATTAACATCTTCAGACATTTCTGACCTTTTTCCTTGGTAAGAGACTTAATATCTCTTACTTTAAATCGAGTCTTAATCTGTTCCAAAAGCTTAGCTTCCGGGTACTTATCAATAATGTTTTTAATTGACATAGTAGCCTCAGAACTAATCATCTCGGTTTCTTTTGCCGGTTCCACTTTCCTGCCGGACGTTTTTTCTTTCTCTCCTGTGTTGGTAGAATCACTGTCTTTGTTATCATCAATACAGAACAGCCCGTTTAAAGCGTATTTTCTGGCATAAGATGAAGCTGCACCTGTCACCTGCGAAGAATCCATGCCTTTCTTAGACTCTTCTTCCCTTGCATAAGCAATGGTTGTAATCTCGCCGGTGTCTTCGCAGTCGTTCAGATGAGCTTCTGCTCTGACATATATTCTGTCGCCAACAACTTCCATCCGATCTGTGACACTTAACACAGCCTTCGTTTCTACCAGAAGCGGTTTTACAGCTTCCAAAATATCCTCGCAACTTCTATATTTGTATTTTCCGAAGGAATTGTACTGTCCTTTAGGGGCTTTCAGCTTTGACTGAATAATACCTAACTTCTCATATATATTCACTTCTATTCCTCCTTGTCATAAACCACATGTTTACTGCCCTCAATAATCAGCAAACTTGCAATATCTTTCATCGATAAGGTTGATTCGTTATAGATTTCGACCAGTGCGTTGTATGCGTCTGATGAAACCTTTACAACCTGATTATCTTTCCCAGTTACCAGTTGCTTCCTTCTTGCCGGAATACGGATTTCAAATTCACTCACCGATATTTTCCTCCTTATATGATTTCTGAGCCGTTAAAAGCCCATTTAAGGCTTGTACGTAACTCGCCAATGTTCTTGCCTTGTATGATTCTTCAATAGGATTATCCGGGACTGTGGCAAGCTGTATATCAATCAATCTCAGAACCTCATTAATTCTCTCATCCATGTTCACACCGCCTTGAAAAAGCAGTACAGGTTATCCGAAGCGTCCCCGGACTTCTCTCCATCAATGTCTTCAGCTTTGTGGTATTCCACATGGTCAAGAGACATGTCGCAGTTTTCATAATCCAGAATGTAATCACCTCTGGATTGAAGCTCTCTGAGCAGTTCATTAATACATCCTGCTATCTCCAGACTGGGAAGAAGTTTCATAATTGCTATCTGTTTACTCATTTGGACACTTCCCATCTATCAGAAGTTCTAACAAGAAAGCTTTGATTATTCTGAGGCTTTCACGACTTTCCTTCTCATAAAATGGGTTAAAAGATACGTTTTGGTACAAATCCCATTCAAATTTGTCTTTGAGAAGGAGAACATCTTCTTCCCTTTTAACCCCTCTTACTCCCAAACCGTAGCCCGAAAAATCAAAGGTGATATTTGCTGTCGGAACTTCGTTCACAACTCTTTTACAAAGTTCATAAATTTCATCAATCTCTTTCTCAAACATCTTCTTATCCTCCTTATTTCCTACTGCCAGTCTGTTTTCATCTGGCGCACCGCCCATGCTGCCGAGATACCGAAAAAGATGTTCAGCCAAATAGGTATATCTACATATTTCCCGGCAAGCATACAAACAGCAATTAGCATATACTCTTTCATTTTATTTCATTTCTCCTGCAATCCACGCAAGGTTGCTCGCTACCAGTGCGGCGGCTGTTACAATCCATGCGGTAAACCACTTTCTTGACTTTTTCTTACTTTCTTCGACAATTTCAGTCGCAAGTGCTACTTCGATGTCAGCCCATGTTGGCTGGCTTTCGCTTTTAATTTCACTCATATCGTGCTAATTTCTCCTTATTTTTTCTTATTTGTCTTTACAATTAGCAGATAGAGGCTTATAATTAACCTGTATCTACTAAGCGCGATTTAGTAGATGCAAGCTCCGGGGTGGAGGTTCCAGCTCCCTCCGGAGCACCTACTTATTAAGAGCAGCTTTGCCTTTCCAGACATGACCAGTTACTTCATAAACTTTCCTAGGGCTTATGATGTATGTAATTCGTCCACCGGAAAGGCTTTTTGCTGGCTTGTTATTCTGCACAGCCACTCCAATTGGCAACCATCCGTACACAATCCCTGCCCGGATTGCTGTTACAGGAAGTCCGATCAATTGGCTCGCGTCGGCTACGGTCAGAATTTCTGACGAGAATTCCGGCATCTGTGGAATGCCTGATATGATTCTTGCAACCTCTGCAGCGAACTGATGAACTTCTGCATTTTCTTTGACGTAAAGGTTTACTTCTTCTGGGGTCATAATTATTCACCACTTTCTTTTTCTTTTACAAAATGCTTTTCCATCAGGTCGGCAATCATAAGGTACTCTTCCGCAATTTTGCCCTCTCTGGTATTTTTTACCTGTTCGCGGAACTCTGGAATTGTTCCTAAGAAACAACCGCAAGATACTCTGATCTGCTTATCTTTGCACTGAAAGAATGTAGTTGTACGGAACTGAGTGCCGAAACCATGAATGGTTGTATAGTCTGCATTGCCGTAGACCTCTGCATTGCCGGAGACCCTTGCATTGCCGTAGACCTCTGCATCGCCGGAGACCCCTGCATCGCCGGAGACCCTTGCATTGCCGGAGACCTCTGCATTGCCGTAGACCCTTGCATTGCCGTAGACCCTTGCATTGCCGTAGACCTCTGCATCGCCGGAGACCCCTGCATCGCCGGAGACCCATGCATCGCCGGAGACCTCTGCATCGCCGTAGACCCATGCATCGCCGGAGACCTCTGCATCGCCGTAGACCCATGCATTGCCGGAGACCTCTGCATCGCCGTAGACCCTTGCATTGCCGGAGACCCTTGCATTGCCGTAGACCTCTGCATTGCCGTAGACCCTTGCATTGCCGTAGACCTCTGCATCGCCGGAGACCCATGCATCGCCGGAGGACTGTTCAAGGTTTTCCTCTTTCTCAATCCACCCACCAGTTTCTCCCTCTTCTACATCTCCAAATGATATAAGCGCCTTGATACGGAAAAGCTTCTTTCCAAAGATGTTGATTTTTGACTC